CTTCCCTCAGTGCGTTTGCTCATCGGATACTGGGTATTTATATTTCTTAGGCTATTTGAAGGACCTACAGAGAGCATAGAGGAGAATATTGTAAATACCTATTGTGAGGACATGAAAAAACCCTGTGTTTCCACAGGGTTCTTCTAAATACTTGTTAGTTCAAAGGATTACTTAAGACCACCCACTTGGACCGTCTCGTTAGCCGGTACAAACCCGACATATTCCTTGGAAGGCACTTCTCCGGTTCCAACCACTTTGTACATCCCATTGCTCGGGGTGAAGTTAATCCAGACCCGGTCTTTCGCTTCGCAGTTCTTAAGGAATTTACGGAGATATCCGTGAGCATCCTTGCGACCGATTTTGAACATTTTGAAGACTTCATCTTCTGAAACTTCTTTTTTGCTCACAACGAATTTAACAAACTTGGAGAAATTTGTTTCGCCGGAAGAAGCTGAACGTACAGTAGCCTTGGAAGCTTGGACAGCTGCAAGCAATTTGATAAGGTCAGGATTGTTGCTCTTTGCGATTGCTGTGTTAAGCGCTTCCATAGCGGTCGTGTACTTCACACGCTTTTCTTTCTTCAGGGCCTTGCGTGCGTCTTTCTTCTGTTTTTGTTCTTCGGTCAATACTTTTTTAGTATCCATTATAGGTCTCCTTTGAGTTGTGAAAGATCTGAGAGCGGACTCTTCAGCAGGGTTTCACCCTGGACCCCCGGTAGGGGGTTTCGTCCTATCTCGCTTGGAGGTATACGTTTCGGCCTATTGTAAAGTATTTTATGTATCCCCCGGCGACCTTCCCGTTTAAGAAATTAAAGAATGAACGGTCGTCGCTGTATCCTAATTCCCTTTTTGCGTGTCCAATGTTCCTTTTAATCTGATTCTGTGCCCATCCCAGGACTTTTGCTTTCTTCGTTGTTGCTTTCATGTTGTTCTCCTTTTCGTTTGTTCTTTACTGTGTCACTCACAGCTTATATATTCAATATACTGTATCCTACAAAAATTACAAGAACATTTTCTTACGATTAAGAAAAAAGTGCGTATTCCTGATCACTACATGAATGTGTAGTGATTCGGGGATCAAAATAGCCTGTATATAGTAGGAAGTATCCTTTTTACGTATACGCGATAATATATAGTAAAATTTTCATAGCGGGGGGTAAAATGTTCTTGTGCCCGGTACAGTTACCCTGTATAATGTGTACTGAAAGTATAGACTCCTTTGATGTGATGGGGGAAACGACCGGCGATCACTTCCAGCCATATAACAAACCTTAGCCACCAAACCTCTTCAGGGTGATCGTCGGTCGTCGGTACCTAGTATGGAATTAAAAGAAAAGAAAGAATTAATCGTCCAGTCCTTCCAGGAATCTTACGACAAGGAGATGTCCTATCGTAAGATGGGGATAACTGAAGAAGAGAAGACCCTCCTTGAAGGGGATAAAGAGTTCCAGCAAAGGCTGGACTACTTCTTGATCATTAAGAGGGAGAATCTTATTAATCGCCTCAGCAATCTTTGTACATCGGAGAATGACGCGACGGCTCTTAAAGCTATATTGGAGCTTGGCAAGATTCTGTATACAGACGCCTTTGAGAAGACTAAAGAAAACGGAGTGAGTGTGAACATCGGTTCATTAACACCAGATGAAGAAAAGAGAGTGAACGAAGAATATGGAATCCTCCTTGGTGACAAGTCCATCTATCTCAAGCGAAAGGATAATAACTCCCGACCAAATTAGCAAGTATCTACAGAAGAATCAGTTTCCGTTATGGGTCGCGCTCAATCATCACAAGACACATAACAACAAACCATTGACCCTCAGGAATCATCACTATCTTAAAGAGATCCTGATGGATCAGTCTAACTATCGTGTATATAAGAAGTCCACTCAGGGGGGGATATCTGAGTGCCTCATAATCATAGCTTGGTCAGCAGCGTATCTAGGTGAGGTCGTGTTCTATGTTCTACCAACACACCAGTTGATGGAACGATTTGTTTCAAACAGATTTGAAAAGAGTATGGCATACTCTAACTACTATCGTACTCAGCGATCGGTGGGCCGAGCAAAAGAACTCTCCAGAACATACTTGGACAATAGAGCACTGAAGGATATCGGCAAAGGAGTTATAAACTTCGCTGGATCCGGGTCAGAGGTTCCGTTCATAGAGATCCCCGCTGATTGGTTCATTGTTGACGAAGTGGACAAGTGCGAACCTAAGCATGTGGAGATGGGCAAGGAGCGACTCGGTCACTCGGACAATCCACATGAGATCTATGTAGGGAATCCAACATTCGTAGGGTCCATCCTTGATGGGAAGTTTGAAGAGTCTACGAAATCCCTGTGGCACATTCATACCGACTGTGGACACTGGGTTCAATTAGATTTCTTCAAGCATGTTGTTAATAGAATAGATGACGACAACTATCTAATACGTGATAAGGACTTTGAAATTGAATCTGTCTACGATATCCGTCCCGTTTGTGATCAGTGTGGAAAACCCTTCGACAGGTTCGGTGTCGGTGAATTTGTTGACCAAAAAAAGTCAATCATATCTGGTAAGCACATCTCGCGTCTATTCAGCGGAACAGGGGACCTGCGAGAAATTCTTGGTAATTTCACGAAAGGCCTCACGAACGACACCGTCCTCCAACGATTCTATAATTCCGACCTAGGAGAGTCGTATACAGGAGCCGGAGCAAAGATAACGAACGAACAGCTCGATGAACTCGTTCAAGACTATTCCTTAGTTGATTCTAGTAAGGGACCTTGCGTTGCCGGCATAGATGTCGGGAAGGTCCTCAACATTCATATGTGTAATGTGTCCACGACTCCCATGAAGACTGTGTTCATAGGAGAGATAAAAGGGGACGTGAAAGAAGTCCTCACATTGTTCAAGCAATACCACGTCATATTTTTTGTTATAGACAGTGCGCCGGAGACTCGGTTGTCAAGAGGACTGGTAGCGAACTGGACAGGATGTGATTGCAACGTCAATGCGACGACAAGGGAGTTCAATTTCAACAAGGAAACAAGGACCATCTCCCAGATAAGAACTGCGTTCCTGGATGCGGTGAAGGAAGCGGTCCTCATCAAGTCTTTCTCCTTGCCAGCGAATGCAAGAACGATTCCTGGATACTACAATCAGATGACCAGTTCAGTTCGCAGGTTCGATGAGGAAAAGGAAAAGTATGAGTGGGTCCATGGCAATCAACCGGACCACTATATGTTCGCGACAGGATATATGCTCCTAGCAAAAAGAATGTTAATGATGTCCATGTGAGATAAAGATGGCGATAGCAGATATAGATCGAACATTGAATCCGGTCCAGGGACAAGCTGGAGCGGGTAATGACCAGAATAGACGGGGATACAATGTCTATACGCTGAGTCAGCTGATGTCCATCACCGGGAAGACGAAGGACGGGGACATTATCACAGGGTCCTATGATCAGTCGGTCTTCTATCTTAACTATGATGAACGTATACAGATCTATCGTCTATGTGCTCCGGTCAATGCAGTAGTGACCAATCGGATGAACGTTATCTCCAGTATGAATTTTGAAGTAGTCCCCGATAAGAGGGACGAAGACCGAATAGCTGAGCAACTTAAGAATTATAGGGACTTCTCCAAAGAGATCGAAGGAAGTCCTGACATAAAGTACATCATCGCCCGCGGAGCTATGCAAAAGGAGATTAACGAGACTCTCCCCGACTGTTTGCCTGATCTTTCAAATTTTGATCGTTCCTTGTTACGCTGGAAGAAGCGTATCCAATCGCAGCATGTGGAAGACGCCACTTGGATAAAGGAATGGATTATCCAGCCGAATGTCAACGATCGCTACGAGGAGTTCATCAAGAAGATTGTTTGCGACTTGATGATCCACGGTAACTTCGCAGTCTATAAAGAAGTCCTCAATGGAAGAATAGAAAACATCTATCCTCTTCCTGGAGGGACGGTCATCCCTCTTAAGAACAAATACGTCGGTGGTGCTTGCGCCTATGTCCAGGTCACTAACCGAATGGATGAACCTCAGATATATTTCAGCGACGAAGTGTCTTATGCCAATTACATGCCGATGACTGCACGAGCATACGGATTCATTCCTCTAGAGGCACTCATCAATAAGATAGCAGAAACCTTGTTGTTCGATAGATTGATGGCCGACCAAGCGGACGGCACCAAGCCTCCAGAGAAGATGGTCATCATCACAGAGAATTCCCCATTCGGTGATTTGAATAAGGAATTCAATGTCCCTCTAGATCCCGATGAACAACAAAGGATAGAACAGAAGATCAACACTCCTAAGAAGCATTCAATCATGACCTTCAGCGGTAACAATGCACAGATAGTTGACTTGTCCCGTGAAAACACAATGGCCATTCAGATGCAAAGGCAGAAGGATATTCGCGAAGAGGTTGGGATGGTCTTCCAGGCCACTCCCATGGAAATGAATCTTTCCGGGAGCGACAATGTTTCTGGAAGGTCAACCGCCGATGCACAGAGGGAGATATATCAGAGCAAGGGCATCAATCCGATTATAAAGATCATAGAGATGGTCTACAATAGAGACATCCTTCCTTTTAGAGTGGGTCCAGGATGGAAGATAGAATACGACACAGGCAAAAATGAACTGGAGGACTTGGAGATACTTCAACGAAAAGTCAATACAGGTTTGTGGTCCATTAATCAACTCCGGACAGAGGAGCTCAACGAGCAGCCGTTTCCTGGAGAGGAGTTCGACAAGCCCATAGGG